ATATAGATTTTGGTTGGGACTATTGTTAAACCATTAATTAACTTTGACTTTAACCTTTTGAGTTCTACTTTCTTTAACAAGAGTTTTCGTTCCCTTTTGCTATCATCATTACCCAAAGATATAAAAATATTTTTAACCCACAAATCATTATCCTTAAAAAAACAATAAGTGTCGGTTAAATTAACATTTCCCTGACGAATACCTTTAACTTCCATTCCTGTCAATACAATGCCGGCCTCGTAAGTTTCAAGGAAGTTATATTCAAATCTGGTTTTCTTGTTTTCAATCTTCATCTTCATCATCATATTCTACTTCCCAATTGGCTTCGTAGTATTTGTTTTTAATATACTTTTCCAATAGTTCAGCGGTTTCCAAATATTGATTTCTCAACTTGTGGAACTCTTCATCCTCTATTTCTTCAAAACTAGAGAAATGTTTGAAACAATAATGAAATTCTTCATCTCTCATTTTGGCGTGAAGATATGTCCAATTTTCAGCTTCGTGTGCTTTCATATTTTTATTGATTTACTAGTTCGTAATTTTCTGTGCTCAACAATTTTAATACCTTTTTTTCACTGGTTGTATTGATAGCGGGTCTTGTAGCAATGTCATATATATTTTTGGAGAATATTACATTGAACTTCAAAGTGTTCTTATAATAATATCTTGTTACATTAATATACTCACCATTTGGATTAACAAAGATACCATTGTTTTTCCCTTTTAAAATTTGTCCCAATGTTTGATTGATTGTGTTGTTCATATCTCCTTGTTTTTTTGTTGAAACGAAGATAAGAAAAGAAATTGGAATAAAAAATTATTTCAATGAAGAAAATATATGAGAAATTACATCCACAGTCCAACCATTACCAATCATCTTATACCTTTCAGTATTATTAACCACAGAGGTATATCCTTCAGGTATTGTTTGCAATCTCTCAAACTCATCAGCGGTCAATAATCTACATAAACTTTTATCCTCATTGAACAAATACTGATTGGTATGACAATTTTTGGTGGTTAAACAATTTGATTTGTCATTACATACCCAATTCACTCCCTTCTCAATTCTAGGTTTGTTTCCCCACTTATTATAAAAACATTTTGGTATTTCTCTGAACTCTGAATTACCCAACACATCATTCAATTTGATATTTCTATTTTCTGGTTGAGTTACATTAGGAATATTTGTCCAATATAATCTTTCTCTGTTTTGAGCTGATACCAAATTACTATTAATTGAAATTGGTTCAACTCCCATCTCTTTTGTTATGATGTCTTCCCATTCCTTTTTCATCTTAACATTTTCTAATAGAAAATATTTGGGTTTAACTTCATTCAATATTCTTACATATTCCCAAAATAATCCACTCTTTCCATCAAATCCTGTTCTATTACCAGCAGATGAAAAACTTTGACAAGGACTACCACCAAATAATAAATCAATACTAGGTAAATCACTACCTTTGATTTTGGTAATGTCACCAAGTTGAATTGTATTTGGATAGTTGTGTTGGGTTACTTTAATTGCGTGCTGGTCAATCTCTGAAGCATAATAGTTGTCATATTTTATTCCAACTTTGTTTAATGCTATTTGACCACAGGACATTCCATCGAAAAGGCTCAGTATATTCATAATGGAAAATATAAGAAATAATCTTCATAAAAAAAAGAAACCCCACCTTTTTTTGAGATGGGGATTTTTTCTTAAACTTAAAAAGTCATAGTACCTAAAAAATTTTTATCGTTATCATACAAATTAACACTTTGTAGATTACCTGCACTCCATGCTCCTTTTACCCCTCCCCATTTCCAAACACCATTATAATATGGAACATTTTTTTTAGATACCCAATTTGCTAAATATTGTAACTCAACCACAGGTCCGTTGTATTTGTCATCATTAGGCATTATAGTTGTTTCCATAACAACTTCATTCTTATCAGAAAAAAACCTAATGTTCCCATTTCTAGTATCATATTTCCAAGTTCCTTGGGGGCAATATCTATCCCAAGGGTCCGTTGGTTCTGGACATTCATTTTGTTTATTCATTGCCCATTTTTTAAAATCTTCTAAAGTTTTTCCACTTATTGATTGTTCGTTAATTACTCTTTTAATCAATCTAACTAAATCACTTTCAGTTAATCTTACTATCTTTTTCATCGTTTTTTTTTCAATTTTATTAATATTAATCCGTTTTTCAAATATTTTTCCATCCACATTTTTTGGATTCTATTTTCGTTGAAGAATGGCCAAGAAATATTATTGCTGTCATCTATGAACGTATGTACTTTTCTAATTAATGTCATGTCCCTATCGTCTTCATTAAGTTTTATTATATCAACATTTTCATTATTAAAGAATTTAAAGGCATCTTCAATTTCAGGATAATCTGACAATTTTACTTTTTCATCATTTTCATTAAACATTGTATTCGGACCATACCAATCTGGAATATAATAAAAATACTCGTATTCATTCATATTTCTTTTTTCATTAATAACTCTTTTAACCAATCTAACTAAATCACTTTCAGTTAATCTTACTATCTTTTTCATCTTTTTTTATTTGTTTTTCTATTTCAGAATATATCAGTTTAATCATTTTAAAATAAAATTCATCTGTTTTATTTTGGTCTGTCATATTGTTAATTATGTTATATAATATATTTGCATAATAATCTTTTTCAATAAATTCATACGTTATATCATCAATGGCTGAATCAATCCGCCTATATTTTTTTTCTTTCATTACAGAATGTACTTTTTTTACCCACCACTTGAAGTCACCTTCTTTAACTATTTTATCTAAAATTAAGTCCAAAACTTTGTCTTCCAAATCTAATGTTTCACCTAATTGTAATGCCGTTTCAAATTGTTCATTGTCAATTAATATCTTGAATTTTTCAAGATATTCTTCGTTTTCATCTTGTTCTTTAATTATCCTTTTAACCAAATTAGTTAAATCACTTTCTGTTAATCTTACTATCTTTTTCATCGTTTTTTTTTCAATTTTATTTTATAAAAATAAATATCTCATATAAATAAAAAAACCCCAACAAATTTCTACATTTATCGGGGTTAAGATATATCGACCAACATAAGAAAGGGAAGTTGGGTTGTGAATATAAATATATCAATATTTACAAAAAGTATCAAAAAATTTTATTAATTATAAAAAAAAGTTGTTTTTCAACATTATCAGGCAAGTTTTTTTTATTAAACCACCCACATTCATCGTGTTCGTGACCATCCATAGCCTCATCCAAATCAATCTCGACCTTTCTTGAAATCTCATACATAAACAAATAATACTTCATTCTACCCCCACCAGTCAATGTTGCCAAATATTTCAAATCACCCAATATCACCAATCCTGTCTCCTCACTAAACTCTCTAATAGCACCATTTTCAACACTCTCACCTTTCTCCAAATGACCACCAGGTACAGACCATACACCAGGTAAACTACTCTTCTGACTTCGTTTACATAATAAACATTGATTTTTATATTTTAATAAGATACCAGCACAATTTCCCATAACGAATTATTATTATATTTATAAGTATGAAGTTAAGTATAAACGGAAACATTTTCAAGGTAAAAATCCAAACATCTCCCGAAGAAACTCAAGAAGGAATGATGTTCAAAAAATTTGATAAAACATTCAACGGAATGTTATTCGTAATGAAAAACCAAGAACATTGTTTTTGGATGAAAAATTGTATTATACCACTAGATATCATATTCATCGACAATGATGTTATCACCAAAATACATCATAATTGTCAACCAATGATTAATGAATCACATAAGAATTATTGTGGTGAAGGAAACTTTATTCTTGAAGTAAAAGGAGGAACTTGTAAAGGAATGGGAATTAAAAAGGGGGATGTTGTTACATTCCCCCTATAATATTAACCTTTCATTACTTTCTTAATTATATTCTTAAAGTAGTTTTCATTAACATCATCGCCTTTTTCAGCTCTGATTCTTTCTCTTAATATTTCAACGAACTCATCTTTAATCATTCCAATGAACTCAGTTGTTTTGTAAGGTCCGAATCCACCACCTAATGCTGATGCTTGGAAATTAGTGATACACTTATGTCCACCACTATTATTCTTAATTACATCATAAGCTGTTGTATATACTGAATCCAATACTGATTGTTCAAACTCACTAAGTTCAACATATGGTTTTGACATCGTTTTACTTACAATTTTTTGCCATTCTTGTAAACCTCTTTCATAATCAGGATATTTTTTAGACAAGAAGTTTTCAAATTTTCTTGGTATTTCATTATAACCTTCAAGTGCATCACCATAAAAAGATAACAAATCCTTTAATGTAAACCCAACACTCTCACCAGGAACAAATCTCTTACTAGTTTCAGCAACTCTTTTAAGTTTACCCGCAGTTATTTTAATTTCACTTAACTCAGGTTTTCTTCTTTCAATAATACCTCTATTAATTTCACCCAAGTCAATTCCTTTCAATCCTCTTTGTTCTTTGAATGGGTTACAAGATACTTGTAGTAAACCTACAGAACCCCAAGTTATTACTTGGAAATCAGCATCAGGATAAATATAGAAACTAGCATACCTATCATATGAACCTGGTTTAGTCATACTTCCACCACCATCTTTGATAATAATACCATCCTCAAACTTCTGTTTTGCATAAGTTTTCATTTGTTGGAGGTATTTCTCTCTATTCATTTGTAGTTCCTCAACACCTGACCAACCCTCTTCTTTCATAATTTGTCTTATCTTGTTGAAGATACTGATTAGAGATGGTTCACACTCCATTACCAATCTATCCAAGAATCCTTTTTTATTCTTAAATGCCAATAATAGTTTGTTTGTAACCAAACCCATTAACATCTTATTTCTTTCAACTGGTTGTCCCTTATCAATCTTAATAACATAATTGATAACATCATCCATAGTAATTCCCATAGCTCTAAAGTTAGCGGAATCCACAGTTGAAATTAATTTGATGTCAGCTGAAGGAAATATATCTCTTGGTGATAATACACCTGAAATTGTTTCCACATTTGACCTTGCTGACTTGAAACTTGTTGATGTATCTTTTTCTACACCAGATTGTGTATCGTGGTGGTCAGTATGAATAACAAACATTGGTTTTCCATGAGCAAAATCAACTAATACGGGCATAACATCACCACTTGCATCTGGTTTTTTTATAGCCCATTCGTCACCACCATATTGGATAATCTCAGCATCAACAACTTTGATACCATTATTTTCCAAGTATTTTTTCATTCCTAAAGCAGACGTTACACCATCCAGTCAAAGGTCCTGATGAAAGTAGACCTTCGCTTTTTTATAGCGAAGAGCAAGAGAATTGATATCTCTAATTCCACTTTCAATCAGGACCATTTTGGTTTTAATTGTATTCATTTATTTTTTTATTAATAAATATTGTGTTTTATTAATTAGTTCATCATAAGTTATTGAACATTTTTCTTGTTTAGAACAATTTTCACTTTCTGTAATAACTTCTAAGTTTTCTTTAGCACTAATAATTTGTGGTGGTATATTTTTTTTATATCCCTCACTAATACTAAACCTATGGTCTAAGTGATGTTTTCCCCTACCAATAGGTAAATTATTTGGGTTTATAATTTCTTTATAAGTTCTATAGTTTCTTGCTGTTAAAGCTCTTACAATCTTATCATATTGTTTCCACTTTTTTATTTCATCATCACTTAATTTAAGTTGAATTGATTCATAAAAACATTTTTCACATATAAACTTTTTGGTTTTACGAACAAAATTACAATATGTTTTTTCTGATATGTGATTGTTTTCACATTGTACTTTAATTTTACTATGTTTTCCATTTAATACTAAAACATCTAATAGTTGAAAATTATTTTCATTTGTGACTTTTCCCAAGTATGATTCATTGATAATAACTTGGTTCTTTTTGATTTTGACTTCATCTTTGATTGATGGATTTTTACTTCCCTTCCACTTCTCAGAAAACATTTTTTTCATTTTACCAAGTTTTTCTTCATCAAAAAAATCATCCCATTTTCTATTATCACCATATCTCCCATTACCCTCACCAGTCAATTGACAAGGACGACATATTTGTGTCTCAAAGGACATCTTAGGTTTTGTCAAATGACCAGCATTAATTGAGTGTAATTCGTTTGGTGTTTTACAATTTGGGTTATCACAAGTCCAAATAACCTTAAAGGCTGTTGTACCTTTAACATTTGTTAGATTAATATTCTCAAATAAATCATAATGAACAACTATTGATTTACTATAAATGGGTTTCCAAATTGATTTAATCATAAAACTATATTTTATTATAAATATCTTGTTTTATGAAAAAAACCATCCATATCGTTGTGAAAATAATATAATACCAAATAAAAAAAGGAACAAAAGTTCCTTTAATTATTTTTTCATTATATTTTTTTTTAACTTAAAAGTTCATCCAAGAATAAATCGATTGGGTCAATTCCACCAATCGAGATACTCGATGATGGTGGAGGTGGAGCTATGGCGCTTTTAGTTCCAGTATCTGATTCGATTGATTTATCTGATTTTAAAGAATTTTCATACTCAGCAATTTTACTTTCCAAATCAGGTACTTGTTTTGCTAATTCTTCAGGTCCACCAGTAAAATTACCCATACCTAAGTAGTCTAAAACATTAAGATAAAATTTAGTATTTTGCATCAATTTTCTCACAGCTGGTCTTCCCATTGTTTTAAAAACATCGGCACTTGTTTTAGCTTTAGTAAAAACACTTACCCATTCTTTTACAGTATTAACAAATCCTGTCCCCAACTTTGGAAAACTACCCACAGTTTTTTCTAAAACTTCAATTAGTTGTGCTCCCCATTTTGGAGATGTTTCAACCATTTTAGCAACCGGTCCGCCCATTTTGTTTGCCGCCGTAGCTAACTTAGTTGCGTTTTTTGATAAAATCGCACCCTTAACTAATTCAGCACTTCTTCCACCCATTTTGATAATATTCATAATAGGAGTCGCAATCAAATCACCAAAAACTGGTATTGCTCCAATGAATGATAAAAGAGCAAATAATTTATCCCCTTGTCTCCAATAACTAATCCCATTTATAAGATCGATTGGTGAACCTATGATGGGTATCATTCCAGCCCAATCACCAATAGTGTTCCACCATGTTCCTTCGTTTATTGGGAATTTAATATTTGGATTCAACATTTTGAACATTTCTATAACAATCAATTTATCCTCCTTGGAAAGTTTATTCCACTTTTCATTAACTAGTTCTGATTGTTGTTCTATGTAAATTTTTTCCAAATTTTTTCTAATCTCCTTTTCGAGTAAAATTTGCATATAATAGTTTTTACAATAAATATTACCCCAAACAAAAAAAGGAGCTTATTCAGCTCCCTCTTCAAATTCTATTTTCATTTGTTTCTTTTTATCCACAAACGCTTGAACCCTATCAGTTCCAATCTTTGTATAATTTGGACTTAATTCTATTCCAATCCATCGTCTGTCCAATACTTCAGCCGCAACCATTGTTGTTGCACTACCACAGAATGGATCCAACACAATATCATTTTTGTAGGTCAAAATCTTTATTGCTTTTGTTGGTATGTCCATACTAAAGGTCGCTTTCGTTAATGTCTTGGTATCAGCAAAGTAGCTCCATTGACCATAAACCAATTCCATAAACTCTTTTTTATCTTCATCAAGGTATGTCATTTTGGTTTTACCATCTTCTTGGACAACTGGTGTTCCTATCCATTGTGGTTGTCCTTTAGTTTGTTTTTTATGGAACTTCTTATATGCTAATATTACACATTCTTTTGGGTTGTAGATATAAGGGCTAGAACTATTCATCCAAGAACCCCAAGCTGTAGTTTTACTTCTATGTGGTGATTGTTCTTCCAAATCAACCACACCAAAAAACTTAAATCCAACTTTTTTCATCAACATCCAAAACTCAGCAACCATAAAAACTCTTCCACCTCTATCCTGAACATTTATTTCATAAGGAATGTTTAAACTAATTCTTCCATCCTCTTTTAAAACTCTGAAAGCTTGAGTTAACCATTTCTCAGTCCATTCCCAATATTGTTCCATTGATAAACCATCATTGTAATCATCATATGCAATATTAACATTATATGGTGGACTGGTAATAACTTGGTCAATACTATTTTCAGGGAAGGTGGACATAACCTCAACACAATCCCCATTTACAATTTTTCCTATTGGTAACATTTTTTATTTTAATGATATGAAATTATTTGCTAATTATCAAATTAGGGTTAAGACAAGATTCTAAAACTTCCAAACATAATTGTTCAGGTATTTTACTTCTTTCATAACTTCCTTTTCTACCTTGAGTTCCTGTCTTACTTCCTCTTGGTGCGGGTTGGTGATGGCATTCTTTGTTTCCATTTTTACAAAGTGGTCTTGGAATCCAAGTTTTGCTATTTGTCCATATGTCAGTTGGTTTGGCTCTTTCATCACCATATTTACAATACCATATTGTATGTCTAGTAAACTCTTGCATCCAAGGCATCTTTCTTAACATTCCCCTAGGATTCTCAATAAAGAATACCATATTTGGATTTATCATTAACCACTCTTTAATTAGAGATATAAAGTGTTGGTTAACTCCATCACATTTGATTGCGTATTCGCTTTTGGGTTCAGTTCCATTTCTATGATGGGATATTGCTGCGATTGTATATGTTGTACAATCTGGTGATGCCCATATTACATCAGGTATAAATGGTACATCACTTAATGTTAATTTTCCTATATCTTTGGATAAGTTGATACCTTCATATTGTTCCCAATCAACAGAGAATACTTCCATTCCAAGTGATTCTGCGGTTTTTCCAATACTACGACTACCAGCGAATAATTCTAATACTTTCATTCTTCCAATGGTTTAATGATAACTTCACTTTCCGTAACAATAACAACCCTTGCACCACAGGATAATAAAGGTTTTGCTTCACATCCTTCACCACCATATATAACTTTGCTTGGACCTAATATCTCAACTTCATTACAATAGGTGTTCTTCTTACCTTGTTTTACGGTTATAACAGGTAAGTTTGTTCCTTTTGTTTTATTGGAACGGATGTGATGTTGATTGACGTGGATATAGGTTTTCATTTGTGTATTTTATAAAGTGGTTAAGTAACATCCTAATATGATTAGTATACTGAATGGTATTGTTAGTATTGCTATCAGTATTGTGTCCCCATTTGTTATATAAGGTTCATAAAATTGTCCTCCTTCACCTTTGTCAAGCCACTTTTTAATTTTCTCAACCATTATTCAATAATTGTTCTAATTTTTTTTATAAAATTCATTAATAATACCATAAATTTCTGAACTATTGGGTATCAAAACTATTAGGGTTTACAAATATCCAACAATTGTTCTATATATTGAATATTTGTTTTAAATTTAATTTCACATTCAACTTCTTCAACTTCAGTTTTATTTTCATCTTTATAAATTGGTATAATATTAACCTCATCAATTCTACTGTTTAATAAACTTTCCAGTTTTTTTCTTTCTAAATTTTTCATAATGTATTGTTTTTAATTAATATTAACTATTTGTCTTCCCCAATTAAGTTTTTGTTCAGCACAATCTTTCTTGAAACTCTTTAAAACTTTCTCTTTTTATGATTTTATTTTTAATATGTAAAAAAATTTGTACGTCTATCACCACATTTAACGCAAATCTTATATTCAATATCTTGATATGTTGAACTTATAACGGTTTTACCAGCTATTAATTGAATAACTAGATTGCGAAAAGTTACAGTTTCATATCTGATTTTATCAGAATCACAAACACTACAATTATTAGTAAGTTTTTTTAAATTTTCTTCCATAATTTAATTGTTTTCTGTGGTTATTAAATCGTGAAGCCCTTCCTTATTGAAACGATGGAAGAGCTCTTGTGCCATATCTTGGGGTGGTATGTTGTTTTCCATTATTTGATAATTGTTCTAATTTTTTTTCTTTTGAACCAATCAACATATGATGTAGCCTCTTCAAGAGTTATAAATTGATAATTAGTGTTTATCCACGGCATAAAGAAAAATATTTTCTTTTCTATTTCATATCTTGTTACAAAGTATACTTCAGGTATAAAATCTATTTTAGCCTCATAATTCTTCGTTATTTGAGGTGTTTCAACTTTTACAATTCTGTATTCCATATTATATTGTTGTTTTAGTTGAAGTTAAACAATAGGTATAGTTGTCTTCTGATGTACAATTACAGATACCAAAACCGCAACTTAAAGCATCAGAATATGTTGTTGTATTTGATTTAATTGTCCCTTCATATTTTTTTTGCATTAGTTCCATAACACTCCCAATCGTACAACCACAAATACCATTACCACCATTTTCTGGATTACATCCACATATTGTATGATATGGAACTTTTTCAGGTATCTTGTGGTCGTATCTGTCTTTGATGAAAGTTGATTCAGTTTTATCGGTCATCTCGTATAATCGTATTAACGAAAATATGGAACTTTCAATTTCTTTGATGTCTGTTGAATTATCAAAAACATCTTTAATTAACAATCTTAAATTGTCTAGTGTCATATTAATTAGATAATGGTAATTTTATGATTGGGTGTGATTGGTAATTTTCTAACTTGAATGTTATACTTGGGTCTAATGTATTCAATACTTCATCCAATTCCAATAGATGCCAATTTTCATTACCTGAATTAATCTTCAATGTTGGTAATTGATATGGTTCTCTTGTTAGTTGTTCCTTAACTCCATCAATTTGATTTGAATAAATATGACAATCTCCCATATTAGCAATTAACTCATCAGGAATCATATTAACCATTTTACCCAATATCACCAACAACAATGCGTATGAAGATATATTGAATGGAGTTCCGAGTGGTACATCTTGGCTTCTGGCATTATACATTAAAGAGATTGCTCTGGTTGGGATATTTTCCCAATCAATTTTAGTATCACTTCCTTTTAGTGCTTGATGTAAGTTATTCTTCAAGTATTGCATATCTCTAATTTCATTTCTTTCATCTTCACTCAATTCTCTTGTATAAACTTGAAATCCATAATGACAAGGTGGAAGTACCATTTGGTCTAATTCACCCACATTCCAAGCTGAAACCATTAGTCGTCTTGAGTCTGGATTTGTTTTGAGTTCGTTAATGAGGATTACTATTTGGTCAATAACTGTTTGGTCTGCATCATCATAAATGTTTTCGTATGAACCATCAGTTGATAGATACATTTTCTTTTTAGTCCATCTTCGCCATTGTCTTCCATATATTTTTCCCAATTCACCCCACTTCTTAGCAAACTCATTATCTGTTTTGATTTTGTTAATGAATTCTTCTTTTGTTAAATTTCTACCATTAAATTTTTCACCATCAGAAACAACTTCAGATAATTTTTTTGGTAACATAATATACCGCTTATAAGCATCACCATCCCAAATATGACAATCATTATCAACAAGGTATTTGATGTTTGTATCACCCCTTAAAAACCAAATCAATTCAGTCACAATTCCCTTGAAATACATTTTCTTGGTTGTTAGTACTGGAAATCCATCTGACATTTTATGTCTTATCTGGCGACCGAATACTGATATTGTTCCTGTACCAGTTCTATCATTTTTTGTTACCCCATTTGTCATTATATCCAATAGGAGTTCTTGATAATCTTTATCTAATTTATTCATATATATTATTTTTCTTCAGGGTTTAATAGTCCTTTACCATATTGTTCCATTCTGTTGTAGTATCTTGTTTTAACTCGTTCAGAGATTGGGATGGCTCTACCTTCTTCATCAATTCTTACAAATTTGATATTGGTTGATACCACCACATCTTGATGACCAGTATAAACATTATGTTTTCTAACTTCCATATATAAAGTTACGGAACTTGTACCAAACTCTTTAACTGTGGCATAGAACTTAATAATATTACCAACCTTAACGGAGTTCTTGAAAATCAATTCATCAATTTTGATTGTCACCATTCTTGGTGTATCACATATCTGTGCAGCATAAGCACCAGCACTTTGGTCGATTAACCCCAATATTGTTCCACCGAATATATTATCGTGAACACCATTATCTGAGGTCTTACAAATATAAGTCGTTACTAATTCCATTTTATCAATCTAACTAATTTATGTTAATATATCAATTTGTTTTACCACACAATCCAAAATATATTTTCCAACATCAGGGTCAACACAATTTCTAATTATCTGGTCTTTTCTGTGGGATAACTTAAACTCCCTCAAATCAAAATAACCTTTCTCGGAACTTCCCCTCTCATTATGGGTCAATCCATCTTTAATTTCAATTTCGGGGATATCAATGTTTGTCCAAAACAAATGTCTCCCCAACTTTATTGTTGGTTTGACAAATGGTTCATAATATGGTTTAACATTTTCAACAACAAACTTGATGTTTGTGTTCTTGGTAAAGTTTTGTAAGAAAATGATTTCTGCCCATAACTTCATATCAGGCATTACGGAGTCATAACTTCCTCCTTTGCTTGCCATCATTCTAACTTTACTATGACTTTGACAGGGGGGACTTGACCAAATAAAATCAAAGTTTCTCCAGTTCTTGGCAAGGTATTCGTGGGCATCACCAACCACAATTGTGTCATTAGGAAAAAAATGTTGATACACATTTGCGATTTCTTCATTGTATTCCACCGCTGTCACATCAACATTTTCCCAATATTTCCTATTTCCACCTATACCAGCATATAGATTTAATACTCTCACTAATTTTATAACTTTATTGAAATATAAGTTCCTTTATACCATCCAAACATTTGGTCACTAAACTCTGTAACCATATTAAAATCATCCATATTGATTTCCATTTCAACGAAATCCATTTCATTTGGAAATCTAACAAATCTTTTTACCATTATTCAAATGTTTCTATTTTAGCGTAAATCTGTTTAAGTTCAGTCCAGTTACCTTTATAAGTTGTTGCTCTTACAGGTCTATTATCAATCCAATGATAAACCTGACCATCTTTACATCTTGGTTTATCCATAATCAATCCGTGGAACTTGAATCCTTTCAATCTTAACCAATCTTCCGTAATATGTCTATCTTTACTCTCTCTGGCGGTAAAGAATGTTATAATATTTCCCTCATCATACCACTTATTTAGAATTAATCTACTTTCTTCATAGTGTTGTGCAAATGGGTATAAATACCATTCTTCATTTCTTATATCCTCACATATTGTCCCATCAATGTCAATCAAATAAACTTTGTTCATTTATGGTTTTTTTCTTTTATTGTTGTAGTATTCTAATATTACTAAAAACTCTTCAGACTTTTTCAATTTTTTATTGTAAACTTCACCGATAAAATCATATGCTTGTTCTCTATTATGAATTTTAACTTTGTTATAAAACAAATAGTTTTCTTGTAATTTATCTATGAATCTATTCAAATCAAATTTGGGGACATTCATTAATAAGTTCAACAATGCAAAATAAAGATGTTTAGATTTAACATTACAAACTTTAGTCACCTTTCTAATATCATCTGCATATCGTTGAGCTCTTTCCAAATTTGGGTCGTCATAAACAACTGTCCATCGACCTTGTTCAAATTTATCCATACTAGATTCACCAGTGTTATGATTTATATTTGATTTCCCACCATGTCTATCGATACCAGACAAATCATTCTGACACATAGCTGAAAGTAAGTATATACTGAAGTCTTTATTTTTTTCAACAAAATTTTTCAATTTGATATATTCAACAAATCCATCTTCAGCATAAGAGTGTAAATAATCATTTGGTTTCCAATTAGTAAAAGTTCTATTCATAACTTTAACTGTCTTAGCCGGAATTTCTTTACGAACTATAAAATGAATCCCTTTTTTATTATTGGGGTTATTTTCATTATACTTCATTAGTGCCTTTACACGATGTTGTCCTTCACCAATTTCTAATTTTTTATCCACAATAATTGGAACAATTATACCATATTCTTCAATTGTTTTACATATCCCATCTACTTTTTTTTGAATAATCTTACGATTCGACTTTCCAAATGAAAATGTATCTAAATCTGTTGTATAATTAAGAACCCCTTCATCGTAAACCTTAGATTTTCCTCTATGGTCAATTGTATGTAAAAGTTCCTCACCTGTAATTGATAAATTTCTTTGTATTTGTTGTTCATTAAACAATATCAAAAAATTATCATTTGTTAAATTGTTGAGAATGGACATAATTTGATTCTCAGAAAGTTCTAATTCTGCCGTTGCAGTTAAATCGTGATTCATAGTTTGGAGTTTAAATTGTAATATAAAATGATTTTAAATAGTTTCACAAGTGGATTAATTACAAATGTATGAAAAATATTTTTACAACCAAAACATTTCTAAAAATTTTTATTCTTTTTTTAATAAACTTTATTCATAGTTCTTCCAAAGAGTTTCAGTTTTGGTTTTAGGTTTATGGTTACCATCAACAGTTTTTACATCAAAATGAACTTTAATAAATCCATTATCAGTCAATCTATCATATAATTCACAATCATATCCACTAATCAATATCTTAGCTTTGGAATCAATAACAGAATCGAGAAACTTAATATGTCCATCTCTATCCATATCTTCCTTATATCTCGCATTTGTTCTGGTTGATTGTTCATAAGGGGGGTCAGCATAAATGAAACAATTTGGATATTCCTTATATTTTTCAATCAACTTTATTCCATTAGTGTTTAACATAATTACTTTTGACAATCTATCGTGTAATTCAGGTAATCTATCAATTGCAGACAAAAAATCTGAAGTTGATTTACTCATCTTCCTTCTTACTATGTTGCTGATTGTAATTCCACCCACACCATTATGTGATGTTCTGTTTACATAAAAAAAGTAAAATGCTCTATCCAAAGTGGTTAAGTCACCTTTCAACTTATCTTTGAATTCCTTCCTTAAATCTTCGGAGAAATGAGTTAAATCACATTTGAACTTGAACTCATCGAATAAATCTTTATCCGACAAAACTTTATAAAGGGAATAAACATTTTGTTCTATATCATTGTAAATCTCAATTTCAGTTTCAGGTTTTTTCAATCCTATTGAGAAGGAACCACCGAATGGTTCTAAATAAATGTTAAAGTCATTTTGGTTGGGGAAGTGTTCTATAATATTGTTAAACATTGTTCCTTTTCCCCCGAAATATTTTATTGGTGTATTCATTTATTCTCTAATTGATTGATGTGGTGTTGAAGATACCATAAAGCTTTCTTTAGGTCTTCTAATTCTTTTGATTGGTCTTTCTTACCCGCCCTACTGATATACTTTACAGTATTACCCAAGGCAAATCCTAATGACCAGGCATCTATCACCTTTATCGCTTCATAAACATTATCAGCGCCTCCATAATGAGAAGGGTGATTAACACTTTCTTTCTTTTCCCAAGTTTTGATTACGGTCTCCATTTTTGATTTTCTATTTTATTTTCATTCATATTTTTTCCCATCCTTTCATAATCCTGAATAAGTTGTTCAACGATTTTATCTAAAACATCGTTTCCTTCTTCTTTTTGAGATAGGTAATGTGATAGGTGGACATCTTTCGTTTCTTTCCACCCCTTTGTGTTGGTTAGAGTTACTCTTAGTTTTAGTGATTCCATATTAGTATTTTGATTTTGACAATAAAAAAAGGTTCTAACTTTTGGTCAGAACCTTTCTCATTTAGATTTTAATTTCTTAGAATCCCAATAATACATTTGCTTGTTCTGCCCAAGTCCAATTGAGTGCAGTTTTGTTAGCACCAATTGTTCTAGTTGTAACAGAAGTAGCAAAGGTACTAGTACCATTTTTGAAAACACTACTCAATGTTACATTTGTAGGAAGTATAACTTGTAAGTTTGAGAAAGTCAAAACTCCATTAGTTAAATTATCTGTTGAACAAGTAGAATTTGTTGGATTAGATATTGATAAGTCACCTCTACCCGCAGTTGCTGGGTCAACAAAATCAAAGAAGAAAATGTTTTCGAATGTTCCTCTTGGACAAGCTCTGAAGTCACCCAATTCCGCTTCAGGACTTCCTTTGATTGAACCATTTCTTAATGTGTGTGAAGCCATTAAAGTACCTTCAGGTCCATCAATTTCTAAAGCATGGTCAGTTGCACTACCACAGATTACAATAAAGTTATTTAATGTTCCAGCCCAAGCTTGGTCTGTATCAATAGCATCATCACCTGAAAACCATACAAGAAGATTAGATACATTTACAGTTCCACCAAAGAACTCAATACCATCATCTTGATTACCAACGATTTCAATATTCTCAATTGTTGTTCCATTACCAACACCACCCAAAGTTAAACCATTAATTTCATTACCATTTCCAATGTTAGCACCTCCGTGACGAATTGAAACATATTTCATAACACCAGAGTTATCACTAACATCGTTTCCACCATATAAACCATTAGGGTCAGTAGTTGGAATGCCTTCGATTTGGATTTCATTGGCTGAAGCTGAGATTGGTGCTTTTCCTAATATAATAACACCACCCCATAATCCCTGTGTTGCGGGGTCAAGGTTTGGACTAATGAAAAGTCCAGCACCTACTTGTTCAGGTGTAATTTCATCTGCAACAGATGTGAAGATAATAGGTTTAGTTGGTGTACCAACAGCATTGATTTTACCACCTCTTGCAACTAATAAAGCTGTTGCGTTTGCTCCTGTACCTGCTTGACCTTTGATAACTGTACCTGGTTCTATTGTTAGTGTAACACCATCCAATACCGTGATTCTTCCTCCCAACTCATAAACATTGTCCGCAGTCCAAGTTGTGTTAGAACTAATGTTTGATGATATTACAACATTAGTTGTTGCTCCTTGACAAGTTCCATCAACACAAACTTGACCATTTGGACATACTGTATCAGCACAAGAATCTTTTTGTTTACAAGATTGTAAACTTGCTAATACAACGAAAAATAAAATAAAAAGTTTTTTCATAAAATTGTTTTATTGGTTTATTAACTTTTAATAATTAATTTAACACAACCAAATAATCCAATTTCCAATATTACCTTATTGCTAAGTTTTTTGACTGAAAAATATACGACAATACCTTTCTTTTCATCAATGGTAACAAAGTTTCCTCGAATGGAACTTCTTTATCACAATGAATATAAAATGTTGGTAACTCATTTTCAGTTGATATAAGGTGAGTATAAAAGTTGGGGTCTTCAATTTGTTTGAAGGTTGTCTTATTTTCACC